TGTTTGATTCATGGTCGGTTGATGACTGGATGAGGTTCGACAATTACATGATCCGAAATCTTCAAAAGTTTTTAAAGAACGGATTGACGTCATCCATTTCAATCAACGCCGATTCGAAAAGATTCATCCAGGCGACATCAAAAGATTTCTTTGACTTCGTGAACGACGGACATATCGAATCAAATGTTCGCCATTACAACAACGCATCGATTCAATTATTCCAACAAGAAACAAACGGATGGAAAGACCTTGAATCAAGACGTTATTTGAAATGGATTTCGGAATATGCGAAGTTTAAGAAATTTGATCTTAGAAAAGAACGCGATCACGGCGGACGGTTCTTTGAATTAATTGAAGAAGATTCGGTCACAAATCAAGGCGATATTTGGGACGAAATTAATAAACAAGTAAAACAAGCAAAATGATTAAATTAGAAATTACACCAGGACAAATCGAACGAGCAAAAAATTTGTATTCGTTCAACGCATTAAAAAATTCAATCAAGAACGGCGAAGGGAATTTGACCGGAGCGATTGGCGAAATTGTCGCTTTCGATTATTATGAAGGACAAGACAAGCTTGTCATCCATTCCGGAGATTTCAATTATGATTTGTTGATTGACGGATCTAAAATTGAAGTCAAAACAATGGAATCGAATTCACCACCAAAAGACCATTATGAATGCAATGTGTCATTATTTAACGCCGAACAAGATTGCGACTATTATTTATTTGTCGATGTTGATTCAAATCATTCAACTGCATTTATAAAAGGTTATGTTTCGAAAGAACGATTCAAAAAGATTCGCCAATTAAAAAAACAAGGTGAAAAGAATCGAAGCTTCGAATATAAATGTGATACTTTTGTTGTTTTAAATGGTCAATTATCATGAACAAAGAAAGCAAAACAAGATTGAAGGCGGTTGAATTCAAGCACATGTCTTATCGATATCCGTCCGCACCTGGTCACATCATTCCATTGACGGCTTACACCGACAAAACCGCAAACGGATTGACGAAATGTATTTGTGACTTCCTTAATTTCGACGGATTCCAAGCTGAACGAATAAACACAATGGGTGTCTTTCGAAGATCACGACGAACCGACGGAACTTTTACCGAAGGACAATGGACGAAAGGAACTGGAACGCCAGGAAGCGCCGATATTTCGGCAACCATTTACGGACGTTCGGTAAAGATTGAAGTCAAGATCGGAAAGGATCGCCAATCCGAAGCGCAAAAGAATTATCAAGAAATGATTGAACGATCAGGCGGAACGTATTTCATCGCAAAAGATTTCGATTCTTTCCTGGAATGGTTTGACAAATTTTGTCTTGACAAGAAATGACAAATTTATAATTCGCCAAAACTACAAAACAAATGAAAGCAATAATCGAGTACAACTTACCAGAAGACCAATTTGAATTTGACAACGCAGTCAAGTCAATGAAAATGTGGCACGCCTTGACCGAAATCAAAGATGAACTTCGAAGGATTTGGAAATACGAAGACCTCAAAGAAAACGAATTTGAAATGGTTGAAAGGATTCGTGAAAAGTTCTTTGAAATTTTACAAGAAAATGAAATAAATCTTGATTAAATTGTCATTAATACAAAACTTTTAATTATATTTGTAAAAATAAACTAAATTTTTAACTATGGATGCAAAACAAACGCCAGTCAAAGCACCGGCAAAACCAATCAAACCGATTGGCATTTACGCGCGATTACATTCCGCGAAACAATTAATTGGAAAGGTAGCTAAGAACGCGACGAATCCACATTTTAAAAAGAATTACGCCGACATCAATGCGCTATTGGAAACGGTTGAACCGGTTCTTTGGGACAACGGTCTTGTTCTTTTGCAACCAATTAAAGACGATGTTGTTATGACTCAAATCGTTGACATCGAAACCGGTGAAATGGTTGAATCGTGGATGCGCTTGCCAATGATTACCGATCCTCAAAAGATACTTTCGGCGATCACTTATTTTCGTCGTGGAACGCTTCAATCAATGCTTGCCTTGCAATCTATTGACGACGACGGACAAACGGCAGCAGCAGCGCCGAAAACGAAACCGGGAATAACTACGGAACGATTTGAAAAAGCTTTGCTTGCAATATCGAAAAAAGAATTCACCGTTGAACAATTAAAGTCAACTTATTTATTGACGGATGTTCAATTAAAAGCAATCGACTTATGAAATGGCATCCTTCGTCATTGGGAAAGTTGATGACAACACCCAAAAGTAAAACCGAGAATTTAAGTCAAGGCGCGAAAACATATATTCGCCAGGTGGCGAAACAAGATTTCTTTCAATACCGCGTTGAACTTGACAACAAGTATATCAACAAGGGAAAGGATCAAGAACAAGATTCAATCGATTTGTTGAATGCCGTTCGGTTCACTAATTATAAAAAGAACGATGTTCGGATTGAAGACGAATATATGACCGGCGAATGTGACATCCTGGCCGATGACCGCGTAATCGATGTGAAAACATCTTGGAATCTTGAAACGTGGCCGGCAACACCAGGCGAAGCGCATGACAACGATTATGAATGGCAAGGTCGCGCGTACTTAATGCTTTACGAACGCGAAATCTTTGAACTTGTTTTTTGCATGGTCACAACGAAAGATGAATTCTTGAACCAGTGGGAACAAATCGACTTGCATCGCGTTGATCACATTGCACCGGAAAAGCGAATCACTTCGGTAATTTACGAACGTGACGTTGAAAAAGAAATATTGATTCGTGAAAAATTAATTTTCGCAAATGAATACTATTCACAATACATTAATCAACTAAATTCGAAATAAATGCTTACAATTATCTATGTGATTTTAATGATTCCGGCAATGGTTGTCGGTTGGCTCGCGGTCGGCTATTGGCTGCATGATTACTTAAAAAATAAATAATGAATTACACTATTGAAGGAAAAGTGGTGGTTGTCACCGAGACAACACAAATAACCGAGAAGTTCGCAAAGCGCGAAATCGTAATCGAAACCGATGACAAATATCCACAACAAGTCATGTTGGAATTTAGTCAAGACAAATGTCAATTATTGGATAATTGCAAAGTTGATGACAATGTTCAAATCGGATTCAACATTCGTGGCCGGGAATGGAACGGAAAGTATTTCACGCGCCTTGAAGGTTGGAACATTAAACTTCTTGATAATATATGTTTAAACGGAACTAAAAACGACATTCGCAATGAAATCGATGACGATCTACCTTTCTAATGGTGAAACCTTAATGGATTTCATGTTGAAGATGACAAAGGATAAAATTTCCAAGCGTTATAAAATGAAACATTTGGCCGAAGACATTGGCGTTTCGTATGCAATGCTTCATCGTTTCTTGAATAATAAACCGGTCGGACAAATCTTTTTTATTAAATGGTTCGAATTTTTTATAATTTAGCTGAATGTTTTGGGAAAAGGACGCGTATGCAATTGCTAAAAAGTTGACTAATAATCACGAATTGCATCGCGACCTTGTTTCTTTTGTGTTTATCTTATTGCATAAATATGAACTTGAATCAAATGTATTGCCGAAGATGTTCGCGCGGTTCGCTTGGAATCAATGGAATTGGAAAGAATCGGCATTCAATAAAGAAATGCGCTTTCCTTCAAATGAACTTGGCGAAATCATTCAAGATGAATCCGAAGACGTTCCGAACAAATATCAAAATTTAATTAATACCTTTTTATCAACCAGGCCGAAGGACGATCAAGAATTGTTCATTAAAGAAGTTACGAAAATGCACCTTTACGGAATGACATATCGTGAAATTCGCGACAACACCGGAATTTGCTTGGACACAATTCATAAAACAATTAAAAAATTCAAATATGATTTATATAATTATAGCGGTGGCGATTGCGAGGTCGTTACAAAGCTTTGAGTTGCCAGATTTCAAACCTTTAAATTGTTTATCTTGTCTTTCCTTTTGGACGGCGGTGGCGATTTATTTATTCGTTGATTATCGAATGATTCCAATGGCATTTGTTTCTTATTTATTATCGGACTTAATTCTATTATATGAAAGCAAGCGATGAACTAATTTACCAGGCCGAACAATTTGCGAAGACGCGATCATTCAGCTTGAACATGAAATTGAAAAATGAACTTGCGAAAATTTACTATGATCTTGGTCACGGCGTATTAAACAAGAATTGTTCAACTTGCGTTCGGATTGGAATGGATCGCTTGAATGCCGAACTTGCAAAACAAGGATTGCCAAGATTGATGCAACCAGTTCATTTCACCGGAATCAAAATGGATGTCTTTAATCCGGAAAAAATGAAATACCAGGATCTTCGAAAGTTCGTGAAAAACAAAGGAATCAAAATGGAAAAGAATCCAAGCTTTGACGATTTAATAAAAGCATTAAAGGAATGAATTTCAACTGGAATCTTCTAACAATTTATTTAATAATCTTATCCTTTTGTTTAATTTGTTGGTGGGTTTTTTTTAAATTAATAAAATATTTATGCGCGTTTTAAATTTATCAAACATGGACTTTGCCAACATGGCGCACGAAAACGCGAATTCACTTCGGGCGGTTGGTGTCGATTGTGTTGATTGGAGTTTTCATCGTCACGTTTTTAATTATCAATCGCAATCGGAACAAAAGACAATGGCCGATGTCAAGCGACAATATAAAAGCTTCGACGTCATTCAAGTGTTTCATTCGGATGCAAACATCTTCAAAGCGATTGAAGACCATTCCAATTTAATCATTTACCATACTGGGACAAGATACCGGAATAACAAAGAACGTTATGATTCTATTTTTGAAGGTCAAAGGATTTTTACGGATCAATGTGAATTCCTTTTGCACAACAAAGATTTCACTTACATTGCGCCGCACTTTACTTATATCCAACCGCCGAAGATTAAACACAAAAGAAAATTGATTGTCGGTCACTTTCCGAGCAATCCAATTGTAAAAGGAACGGACAAGATTTATAAAATGATTCAACCTTTCA